GGGGGGGGATTAAATATGGAATCAGTTGAGACTGTGTATGGCATTTATCAGAATGGTCAATCAGTGGGTTTTCTTTCTCACGATAGTTTTTCTGAGTTCTTCAAGGATGTATGCATTGATTTAGTATGTGCTAAGGAAGAGAGGGAGTACATTACTGATAAAGTAAGTACAGATGTGTTATATTTTGAATTTGGGAAGTTCTTCTCAGATGAGGATGGGACTACATTATATAGAATTGTAGGGAAGTTTCCTAAAAAGGATATGGTAGCGTTGGGTAAAGAGTTTTATTTTAAAAAATAGAAAAGATATTTATATAAGAGATACTTTTGTTGGTATCTCTTTTTCTTATATCATAAAGAGTTATATATAATATATGATTTTGATAGACTATTTGTGCATTTATTGGTGGTAATATATGGTAATTTTAACAAAGAAAACGAAGTATGATTCAATCTTAGAGGGTGTTAAATCTACAATCAATGAAACAGTTATGGGTGATTTACGTAAGATTGGTAATAGCAAGACATTTACTTCTTTAAAGAGAGTATTAGGTGGTAAATTCTATAATGTAGAGACAGGATTTAGGGTTCATAAGATTAAAGACAGTACATATACTTTAGATGTTGAGTATTATGTTGAAAATCATGATTTAGATGCTAGGCTTAATCTTATTGTAAGGTGTGATGGTACTTATACATCTGAAGATAAGACAAATGGTACGACAACTGTTACTGCTAAACAGATTATAGTACAAGAACTAGACGCACCTGTAACTACACTAAATACATTTAAACCTTTTAAAGTTAAATGTAGTATAGATGTGGTAGAAGATTTACAATTCATTTCTACTGATTTTAAGTCTGTGGCAGAAAAAGTTATTACTACTTTATTTGATGAGTTATTAAAAAATAAAGAATTAGATAATAAAATTGCTAAGAGTACTGGTAATGCTAAGGGGTTTAGTTCTGTAAATGAATTTATGTTAGTATCATCTAGGTAGGGAATATATGGCTGATGAATATGGTAAAGATTGGCGATATCAGTTAGAGAGACAGCATAGTGTAAATAATCCTATTATTGTAAATGAAGATATTGAGTTACAGAGAAGAATGTTTTGGGAATCTGCGTTACATACAGGAATTACAGTAGATTTTTATAACTGTAGGTATGAAAAGCAAGATTTCAATCAAGACCTAAATCTGATGTGGGATGATGCTATACGATTGCCTGTTATCTTTGACGATGCACCTAAAGTTAAGGTTCTTAAAAATTTAGGTTGGTATACAGAAGATGATGAACGCCCAGAGTTGGTATATTTACCAATGTATAAAGATTGGATGACTAAAGAACTTTTAGATGTTAAAGAGAATTCTATTATACGACTGTATTATTTTGGTGGTATAACTACAGCTGACTTTAGGGTTACTGATAAAAAACTAGATAGTGTTTATGGTGTGTATTGGATTTGTAAATTAGCACCTGAGCGTATGAATGATTTCACTATGGTAGAATTAAATGGTGAACATTTCTTAAAACGTAGTGAGGTTAGACCTAGACATACTGAGTATATGAGTAAACAGTTAGAGGATGGTTATAGTTCTGATTATGAAAATACTTCAGATTATAGGACGTATGAGCATGATTCTTATGTTAATCAGATTGTAGATAATGATGACAATGATGGTTCTGCTGATAGTTTAAATTATTCAGATACAGAAAGTAATAATGTTGGCTATGAAGAGTCAGAGGATAATATGTCTACAACTTTTGAGTCTGTAGATGGTAAAAAGTATATAGATAATTTTGACGTTATTGACGATTATAAAATACCAAAGAGAGATAAAAAGGATAAAAATATTCGTGGTGGTAGATTTAATATAAATTGAGGTTAGTAAATTAGTATGAGATATAGTAGTGATTTAATCGTAGAGTCTTTACGAGGTCAGCTAAATGAGAGTGCTATCAATGAGGCTAAGGTAGTTACATTTGATGGTAAGGTAAATCCTAACTTTGGTCATGCAGTTATTATGGCTGGCGGAGCAGGTAGTGGCAAGGGAACAGCATTAAAGAGTGTTATTATGTTACAGGGTAAAATCTTTGATGTTGATGAGTTAAAGAAGTTATATGTTAAAGGTGCTAAGAGTGGTGTCTTTGACGATGAACGTAATGGTGATTATAACTTTAAAAACCCAGATGACGTTTCTTTGTTACATCAAAAAGTAAAAGACTTAAAACTTAAAGATAAACGTGAGGAAGCTTTCTTTAAATCTATTATGGCTGATAAGTTACCAAATATTATTTTTGATATTACTGGTGATGAAGAGTCTAAGATTACAAATATTGCTAAAATGTGTAAAACTATTGGCTATAAAGTGTCATTGGTGTGGGTAGTTGCTAATAGGGAAGAGGCATTTATTAGGAATATGAAACGTGATAGAACAGTTCCTGATGAAGTATTCCATTCAACACATAATAATGTTAAAGCATCTGTATTTGGTTTCTTAGAAGGTCAAGGTGCTAAATTCTGTGATTCTGCATGGATTGTATTTAGTTCTGGTGCAGATGCTAAAGAATTATCTGCTGAAGAAAAGAAAGCTTTAGAGCAGAATAGGGTTATTGCTTTAGAGAAAAAAGGTTCTACATTTGTTGTACCAGATAAAGTATATCGTAAAGTTATGGTTGTTATTGGTAGGAATGAAGTTGACCCTAAAGCACCTAAGAATTATTTAAGTCAAGGTGATTTCAGAAAAGATTTTGATAAAAAAGTAGATGCTGTTCGTGGTGGTTCTATGACAGTAAGGAAACGTAAATTCTAATAGGAGTATCATATGAAGATACTACGTAGTGTTGTTGAGATGGAACATATAGATGGGATTTATATTACTGTTTCACAGCATATGTTTAAGTTAGGTTCTAAGCGTATACAAAAGGAGTTAGGAAGTCTTTATTACAAAGACTTCCTAATCTTTATGGCTGTAACATTGGCTAAAGAGTTTGAACGTGCAATAGATACTCAGAGATATAAAGGGACTAAATGGGCGCCGCTATCTGTGTCTTATTTAACATATAAAAAGCGTATGGGTTTTTCTTTAAATACGTGGGAAGCTACTGGGTATTTAAAAAATAATATTACTGTATTCAAAAAGTTTAATAACTTTATAGCTGTTGGGTTTCAACAAAAAAAGGTATATCCTAATAGTGGTGTACAAGTTAATATTATTGCTAGATATGTTGAGTATGGTACAAATAGGAATACTATAAATGGTAAAAAGACAATGCCCCCTCGTCCTCTATTTAGACCTATAGCAAGTTACATTTCAAAACATATATCTAGGTATTATAAGATGTATTTAAAAGAGTTAGATAAGATTAAAAATAGTAGAGTTCCATATTTGTATCTTAGAAATAAGTCTGTTATTAAATCTTCTAAGAGTAAGAAAAGGAAGTGATTGTATGGTAGATAATAAAGATATGATTATTGAGGGTTTACGTAATTTTGGTGATTACTTCAATAGTGAGGATGATTTCATTTCAGCATTAGAGAGTTCAGGATACTTTTATGCTAAGGATAAAGACATCACTGATGATAGGGTATACAAAGTTATAACAAAAGATATGTCTAAGTTTATTGATAATAAGTATATTAAATTACTTATTAAGAATGACATATTAGAGGGTTGTGATACTATTTACGGAACAGATGAGGATGGTAGTGAGTTTGATGTTGTAGGTATTGAGGATATGTTCCTACGCATTGAATTCAACACTAAATCTTTAGATGATACTGAGTATGGGGAGTTAAAAAGTCAAGTTCTTTCATATTTTAGTGGTAGTAAATTGTTCTCTTATTTGTACAAAAAGAATAAAGCCAAGATTGATAAGTTAGTTAAGAATGATATATTCTTTGAGCCTAATAACGATAAAGACTTCTTAGGGTTGTCTGATGATGCATTTTATTGTTTATTATGCTTTGATGAGGACTATTTAGGTGATATGGTTGATTACTTATTTTGGTAGTAAGGGGTAGTATATGCATAGTCCTTTATATCAATACGATTTGGCTATGTATGATAGGGTACATAGCTTATATGATGAGGTATTTTTTGCTGATGTAGACGAGCAATTTATTACAAATGCTAGGGAACATCAAGGTAAGGTAGTTATGCCATTTATTGGTATAAGTCGATTACCAGATTTCTCTATTAATTATGAATTTTATAACGATAGTCAGGTTCGTCGGGGTTGGACTAATCAGAGAGCTAGAAATGAAGATGGTGTAGAGTTTAGAGATAAACGAGTGATGGTACATTCATTACCTGTGATGTTGCAGTATCAAATAGACGTGTACGCTACTAAGCGTGATGTATGTGATGGCATCATTTCTGAGTTATTAATGGAGTTTTCTGAAAGACCATATCTTAGAGTTCAGTTTATGGATATTGGTGACCATGTACAAGAGTTTCAATTAGCACTAGAAGATGGTGTTAGTGATAATACTGATGTGAGTGGTTTTGCTGAGACAAATCGATTTTATAGAAAGTCTATAACAATTAATATTGACCATGCATATATCTATCGTGTAGATAAAGCATTAGAGGTTGATAAAATTATCATAGATATTCATGATTTACCACTAGATGATAGTGATTTAAATAAAATTAAACCTAAGAATGGTAATAATTCTGATGGGTTTGATTTCAATACAGATGGCATTAGTCCTGGTGTTAGAACTAGAGATGAGTTAAATCTAGCTAATGATGAGACATCTGAGGGTAGTCTAAAACTTAAATAAATAGCATGAGAACGTATTCATTAATTTGGATACGTTCTTTTATATATAGGTTTTGAAAACATAAAAAACAATAAATATCTGTGTATACTGAAGAGAAAATTATATGTACAAAAGATGGTAAAGTGAATAACTTATATTATAATATAAATTATCCGTTTTTGAGGGGGATATAATGGCTACACTAACAATGTTAAGTCCTGGCGTATATATGAACGAGGTTGACAAAAGTCAATATACTACAGACTCCTCTACTTGTATTATCGGTATGGTAGGTGGTGCTAGGTTCGGCCCAGTGGGTGTTCCTACACTTATATCTTCACAACAAGAGTTGATTAAGACTTTTGGTGAGCCTGTTGAGGGTGAGTATGGTTTGTATAGTGCATTAATGGCACTAACACATGCCAGTCAAGTTATCTATACACGTGTAGTACGTGGTGGTACTAAAGCTACTTCAGGAAAAATTGGTACTGATAAGGTTCTTTATCGTTCTGCTGTAATTGGTGAGGCTAGTAATGGTCTTAAAATTAGTCAATCTGCGTTGACTGGTGGTAAATTTACAGTAATTGTTAAAGATGCACAGGATGTAGAGAAAGAAAAGTTTGAAGATTTAACTTTGACTTCCTCTGAAGAAAACTTTGTAGAAGCTGTAATTAATGCTAAGTCAAAATTGATTCGTGTTGAATTACAATCTACAGGTGATGTTACTGCAAAAGAGTTTGTGTTGGGAGATGCTGTAAAAGGCGGAAACACTGGTTCTAATGCACATGCAGGTAAAAAGGGTACAAATAAAGTACTCTTAGAATCAAAATACTTTGATTCTAAATTAAATGGGTGTTCCGCTATTTTCAGTGCTATTGATGAGTTTACTCAAACATTCAATGTTAGCATTGTTGATGAGAATGGTAATGTTGTTGAGCAATTCAGTACATTATCTTTAGACCCTAAATCTCCACGTTTTGTTGAGACTATTATTAATAATGGTTCTATTCGTGTAAATGCTAAAGTAGATACTGATACGTCTGTTAACTATGCTGAGGATACTTTAATCTTTAGTGGTGGTGATGATGGTATCTTGGGAATTACTGCTAGTGACATTATTGGTGATGTGTCTGGTGGTGGTTTACAAAGCTTCTCTAATCCAGAAACAGTTACTATTGACGTATTAACTGCTAGTGGTTGGAGTGATGCTAGTGTTATTAAGGCTGGCTTGAGTATTGTTGAGAATCGTGCTGATTCCATTTTCTTGGTAGACCCACCATTTGGTATGAGTGTACAAGAGATGGTTAACTGGTCTAATGGTAAGGGTTCTTATACTAATCAAAATGGTCTTGACACATCTTATGGTGCATTATATTGGCCGTGGTTACAGATTAGTGATAATTTCACTAATAAAAATATTTGGCTACCACCTAGTGGTTTCGTAGCTGGTCAGTATGCGTATAATGATAAGGTAGGTTTCCCATGGTTAGCGCCTGCTGGTTTGAATAGGGGTAGGATTACTAAAGCTATTAATACAGAGTACTCACCTACACAAGGTGAGCGTGATGCTTTGTATGGTCATAGGAACGTAGTAAACTGTATCACAAACTTTATCGGTCAAGGTATTGTTATCTGGGGTAATAAGACGTTGCAACGTCAACCAACTGCATTAGATAGGGTTAATGTTCGTAGGTTAATGAGTTTCTTAGAACGTAGTATTGCATCTAAGTCTAGGTACTTTGTATTCGAGCAAAACTATGATGCTACTTGGGAGCGTTGGAAAACACTTGTAGAACCTGTGTTGATTAATGCTAAAAATAATGGTGGTCTATATGATTATAAAATTGTGTTAGAAGCTACTGCACAAGATTATGAAAACAATCGTATGCCTATCAGTATTTACGTTAAACCAATTAAAGCCGCTGAGTTCATTAGTTTGACTTTCAACATAATGAATTATAGTGCTAGTTTCAACTAATAAGGGGGATATGATATGAGTCAGTTAAATGCCGCCTTTATGTCTATGGACTCAACGTATGAGGTTCAACGTACCAATAACTTTAGGTTTATTGTAGATTTAAGTGAGTTCTCTAATAATACATCATCTTCAAGTGGTGATATTATTGAGTTGGCTTGTGATAGCACAGGTCTACCTACTGTATCTAATGACCCTATTGAATTGGATTATGGCAACTCACAAATCAAGGTAGCTGGTAAAGCAACTACTGATGATATTACAGTTGCTGTAAAAGACTTTATCGAACCTGACGTAGAGAATATTCTATGGCAATGGAGGATGAAAGTTTATAATCCTAAGACTGGTAAAGTTGGTTGGGCGAATAACTATAAACGTACATGCATGATTGTTCAATATGGTCCGAATGGTGAAGTATTGAGGAAATGGCAGTGTGATGGTTGTTGGCCGACTAGCTTAGACTTAGGTGAATTGGACTACTCTAGTGGTGATAAAAAACAAATTAGTATGAACTTATCCGTAGATACTGCGTATCTTGTACGTGATGGTCAAAATACTCATATTTATGGTACTGACTAATTTAGTTAGTTTTATAGGACATAACTTTGTTATGTCCTATTTTTTATGCTATAATATAGATGTGTGGTAATAATCTTTTCTCTGTGTTATTTATTGGGGGTTTATAAGTTGGAAAATAAATTAGAGGACTATCAATTAAGGTTTATTGATGAGTATCGTCAGTTAAAGGAGAGATGTGTTAAATTACGTAAGCTTTTAACTAAGTATGACGCAGGTGTGTTAGATTTCACACCTAAGTGTAATGCGGATATTCTAGGGCAACAATTAGAATATATGGATGGTTATCTATATATTCTAGAAGTTCGAGCAGAGATAGAAGGTGTTGACTTATCTAAGTATCTGTAGTAAGATATATGTGTTAGATGATTACTCAGTCATGGTTTTTAGTAGAGCGACATTTTATAAGAGTGTCGCTCTATTATTTTATATACAAAATTGGGGTAGGTTTTCTGTTTATGGGGTTTACTTATTGTCTTTCATGTGGTATATTGTATGTAGTAGATGAGAGTGGTTACTCATCTACTACATGTGAATGATTGCGTTACATTCACATGTACCTCCCTGTACTAGTACGTTTGTTTCTTTTCCTTTCGTAGCGTACTAGTTATATATTTACATATTGTCTTTCTTATTGGAAAAATTCATGGTAGTTTTTCATGGTAAGTATGCAATTTCATTGTGTTGCATATATTTTTCTCCGCTAGAGTGTTATACTGATTACTTCGGCTCTTATCAGTATAACACTCTTTTTCTTTTATATGTCAGTTTAATAAAAATTTAATTGTTTATGTTAAGTTGTAGTGTTTTTGGTGATAGAGTTTTATATATAAAACTCATGGTGTTCATGTGTTGGGTTTGTTGTTTATATTTAAATTTCATCTTATATACATTTTTGTGAGGGGTTCATAGTAGATACATTGACATCATATTCTACTTTTACATTAGATGGTTATGTGTATATTTCACGGTACTTTTGATAGAAATACTAAAGCTAGTTGCAGATAATCATATTTTCAAATAGTAGAGGTGGTGTTTTATGAATTTAATTGAGATATTATCTGTGTTAGGTATGAACATAAGTTTAGGTGATGTTTCAATAGCAACATTACTTTTACTAACAATCATACAAATTTCTCCTATTGAGTTTAATCCTTTATCTGTTATATTATCTATTATAGGTAGGGAATTGAATAAAGAAGTAATTGATAGGGTTGAGAAATTAGAAAAGGTAGGGGAGTCTAATAGTAGGGGTTTAGATAAACTATCTTATGAGATTTCTGAGACTAGGGCAATTAACGCAAGGTCTAGATTATTGGAATTTAATGATGACTTGTTACATAATGTAGCTAAGTCTAAGGAAAGTTTTGACCATATAATGTCAGACATTACGTATTATGAGCATTTCTGTAGAAGGCATGCTGATTTTCATAATCATGTTTCTGATATGGCTATTAAAAATATAGAGGACATATATCGTAAACGATTGTCAAGGAATGATTTCTTAAAATAGATTAATGGTTATATTGAATATAGTAGAGATAGTAATACTTTTTACTATCTCTATTTTTATGTTAATTGTTAAATATTTAGATAGTATATATAAGGTTAGGTAGTTTCATTACTTTTTTAGATAGTGTATTTTATTATACAAAAGAAGAGGTTTTTAAAGTGGAAGATAATAAATTTAATTTAGGTGCAGATGTTTTTGGTGATACTACATCTGACGTTACATCTACAGTTGTAGAAAAAGATATTACTTCATATTCTGTTGAAAGTATTCCTACAAAAGAAGAGGTTAAAGTGGAAGATACAAAGAAAGAAGATTTAATTGCTAAAGAATTAGAGAGGGAAAATACAGAGGCTGGTTCTAAGAAAACTAAGTTAGCATATGAATCTACTGTATTGTTGCCATCTAAAGGCATTTTATATAAAGAGGATAATATCCCTGCTAATATTACATTACGTGGTATGACTACAAAAGACGAGAAAATCATGTATGCTAGTCAGGGTGCGGATGTATTCAAGAAGATTTTAAGGAACTGCATTGTTTCTCCTGAGAATATTGATATTAATCGTTTGATTAGTGCTGATGAGATGTTCCTAATCTTGCAATTACGTATGGTTACATTTGGTGATAAATATAAAGTTCGTTCTACATGTCCTCATTGTGGTAGTGTTGATGAACATGAGATTAGTTTATCTGATTTCGATATTATGTACCTAGATGATAATTTTACAGAACCTATTAATGTTGAGTTACCGGTGAGTGGTGATACATTATCTTTACGTTTGTTGAGGAATTCTGATACTGAATATGTAGAGAAATATGCACGTAGGTTCGCTAAACAGTTTAATCAAAATTACAAAGAGGTAATGTATATTTGTAGGATGGCAAAATATATTACAGCTATTAATGGTAAACCTGTTGATTTTGTGGATGCACGTAGTTATGTAGAAAATATGGTATCTATGGACAGTGCTAAAATGCAAACAGTAATTAATAGCATTATTGTTGGTGTAGATACAATCGTAGACCATGAGTGTACATCTTGTGGTGAGTTGTATGATTTCGCTATGCCGATTACTAGTGAGTTCTTTCGTCCCACAATTAAGTGAGTTTAATTCAGACGAATATAACAATAAAGCTAGGGAGATACGATTTACTGCTTTTCGTTCTTTGATGAGAGAAGAGTTTCAACTAGCGTATTTTGGTAAGATATCATATGAATCTGTTGAGAATATGAGTTCTCTAGAGAGAAGGACGATGTATCAAATACTAGTTGAGCAGAAAAAAGAAGAGAAAAAAGCACAAGATGAGGCTATCAAATCCGCCAAAGAGAAAAAAGCTTCTAGGGGTAGGAGAAGGTAGCCTCTTCTCTTTATATGTTAGGTAAGGTTGTATATATGAGTGAGTTACAGGATAAAAAACAACTAAATAAGCGTATACAACAGATAGAAGAGAAAGAAGCTAAACGTGTTGAGAAGAACATAGCTAGACGTGAGAAGCGTTTTGCTAAGATGTTAGATTCTCAGATGACAATGTTAGAATCATTCTATAGTACATCTAATAAAGTTGCTAAAGGCATGCTTAGAGATAGTATGGATGGTCAACAGGCTATCTTAGAAGATAGTTTAGCTGATATGAAACGTGAGTTTAACTTATATGCTAAGTATATGGATAATACTACACGTAAGTACTATAAGGGAATGATTTCAGTTGCAGACGAGAGTTTGACAACTATGAAGGAGACTGTTTCTAAGCGTTTTGGTGAGATATCAGACGAGTTTGATGAAGAGATGGTTGGTATGACATCATCTTTCACAGATAGGATTAAGCGTTTCTCTAAGGGTATTAGGGACGCCGCTGTGGCATTAGAATTAACTGATATGGCTGATAGTGTTAAGAGTAGTTTAACTGATATTACTGACTCATTTATCGATAATTTCCGTGAAAGAAGTGCTAAGTTAAATGGCAATATCACTAAGAGTGACTATCAGAGGATGATTGGTAATGTGGTTGACTCATCTTATTCTATGGGTAGGAATGAGGCATCTGAGTTAGTCAATGGTATTATGGATGAGATGGGCATGAAGACTGCTAAACAGTTAGACCCCTATCTTAAAGAGGTTGCTAGTCTACATACTGCAATAGACGCCAACATTAGTGATTTATCAAGCATTATTAAAATGGATATTAATAGTGGTGGTAAGGGTGAGATACTCAAAGAGATGTCAAATATTGCTACTGGATTAGGTTCTGATAAAGACTTAACTGTAGATAGTAATGCCATGTTATCCTCAATGAATGAGCATATTGAAGATTTATATGGCCTTTCTAAGAAAGATTCTGTTAAATTTAAAGGTATGACAAAATCACTTGCAATAATGGAAGGTATTCAACAACAGCAATATAATAAAGGTGTTGAGGAAGCTGGTGGGAAGATTGTTGAATGGTCTAAGATGTCAGTTCCTGAGTTACAGAAAGATGATGACTTTTTAAATTTCATGGCAAGGTCTGGGATGAGTGCTGAAGAATTTAGAAAAGCCATAGATACAGGTCATTCAGATGAAGCAATGAAGTCTATGCAACAGTTATTTATAGCTAATAAAGACGATGCATACGCTCTAAATCAGTTGAGGGAGTCTATGGGTTTCAGTTCTGATGCTGTAGCACAGATGTTCGCAGATGCAGATTCCTTGACAGGTGATTTGAAAAAAGTTACTGATAACATTAACAAGAACTCTAATTTAAGTGGTTCTAATGCTGAAAGTATGGCTGGGTATGCTAGTGGGCCGATAGAAAAGATAGGTAATTGGCTTTCAGATTCTTTCCCTGTTAGGATGGTATCAGATTTCTTTGGTGAATTAGATATTAAAGCCGCCAATATGGCAAACTACGCCATCATCGCCTATACTATTTCTGATAGGTGGGGTGACGTTAAGGATATGTTAAAAATGGTGTCTAGTCCGTTTAAGAGTTTTGGTAAGTTCTTAAAGGGTGGTGGGTTTAAGACACTATTCAGTTCTAAAGGTGCTTTAAGTCATGGAATTGAGAGTGGATTAAGGGCATTATTCACTGGTAAGGGTTCTTTCATTTCAACTATCGTTGGTAAGTTTAAGAGTGTGTTTTCATGGATTGGTAAGGTGTTTTATGCTAATGCACCTGATATGATGATAAAGGCATTTTCTAAAGTTGGTTCAAAGGTAGGTAGTGTATTCTCTACTTTCTTTGGTAAGATATTTGATAAGATAGGTAATACTGGTATTGGTAAGTTAGCATCTAAGTGGTTTAGTGGTGGTATTTTCAAGGTACTTGGTAAGGTTATACCTATTGTTGGTGGTTTCTTTGATGTCATTCTAGATTTCTTTGATGGAATTGGTAAGGCAGATGAGTGGTTTGGTAAAGACCATAGTTTATTACAAACTATTACTAGTGGTCTAATTGGTGCTATTTTTGGTACAGGTAATGGTGTTCAAGGCGAAGATTTAATGGGTGATATCTTCACTATATTAGGTGGTGCTTTAAAGGGTGGTGCCGCTGGTTTCGTTGTTGGTGGGCCAGTTGGTGCTTTAGCTGGTGCTATTATAGGTGCTATAGCTAATGCTATTGGTGGTGATAGAGTAGCGAGTGCATTTAAGTCATTAACAAATTACATCTCTAGTATACCTGATAGGATTGTAGGTGTATTTACATCTGCATTTAATGCCGTACATGATTTAATTGCTGATTCATGGGTAGGTAGTTTATTAGGGATGTCTAAGAATAATCCTAGTGCAAGTATGGGTGACAATACAAACACATTAATGAAAACAGTGGCTATGGCTACTCCATTTGGTGTAGTTTCTAATTTATTGGGTTCTTTTGGTTCTCATGCTGGTGGTTTATCTGAAGTTCCATATGATAATTATCCCGCATTTCTGCATAAAGGTGAGGCAGTTTTAACATCTCAACAGGCAGGTGCTGTTAGGTCTGATGGTGGAATACCTATTACTGGTGGTAATAGCTTGATTGAAGCTTTGGGTATTGATGGTCAGGTTGGTCAAGGTAGGTCTATTTTGGAGAGAGTATTTAGAGGTGTGTTCGGTATTACAGGTCAGGATACTTATGGTGAGGGTGGATTATTTGGTAATATATTTAAGCATCTTTTAAATCTTGGCACTGGTGGTGTTTTAGGAAATTTAATTGGTGGTAGTGGTTCTATCTTTGATAAGTTAAAAGAATTCTTAAAAGGTGGTGGTTCTTCGTCTAGTGGTAGTTCATCTGGTGGAGGCAAACCTGCTAACATGTCTACAGGTAGTGGTGATGGTAAGAAGATTTGGGATTTCTTAGCTAAGGCTGGTTATTCTGCTGAGGGTATTGCTGGCATTCTTGGTAATTTACATGAAGAGAGTGGATTTAGGAGTGGTGCTATTCAAGATGACGGTGGTACTACTAATGAAGATTTAGTAAAACAAATTACAGCTAGTAAAGAGGCATTTCTTGCCGATTGGAGAGGTTTTGGCTTAGCACAGTGGACTGATAAAGGTAGGAAGAGTGCATTATGGGATTTTGCACAGTCTAAGGGTACGAGTGTTGCTGATTTCCAAACTCAGTTAGAGTTTTTACTTAAAGAACTTCAAGAGGGTTATAAAGGTACATCAGATGCTTTAAAAGGTCAAATAAGTGTTGATAAGGCATCTGAAATTTTTGGTAGAGAGTATGAGGGTTTTGGTGCAGACTCAGCCGCTAGTCGACTAGAAAAATCTAAAAAATTCTATGAGGAAAATACAAAAGGTACTCCTCAGTATGCACAAGGCACACCGTGGGTACCAGATACACAGGTAGCATTAATTCATGAGGGTGAGATGGTAGTGCCTGCTGATAAGAATCCATTAAATTCTGATAACACTTCTAATGCTGTAGGTTTACCTACTGATAACAGTGGTTCGGATGATATTGTGGATGCTATTAAGTGGCAAGTATCTAGGTTAGAGAGTAAGTTAGATGCATTAATCAATGTAGTAGCTAGTAGCAATTCTAATTATAGAGGTAATGGTTTTAGTTCTGATTCCTCAGTTAATAATTTATTGAAAGTATAGGTGGTGATTGTAGTATATGGCTAATGATTTCAGTTCTGATAATTATTCAATGTCAGTAGGTAAGAGTGGTGTTACCACAATGCAGTGGAATCCTACTACAATTATTCCTTGCTATATCGTTAATTTAGTTACAGGTACTAAGATTAATTTTGCTACATTACCTACAGATGTGTCGGAGGACTATGGTGCTAGTTTTGGTCAACAACAGCCTATGGGTAGGTCATCTCCATATTTTAACTATGAGGGTAGTGAGGCTAGGACTGTTTCTTATAGTGTTACACTTCATAAGGATATCGTACCTGATATGGAGAATGTTGTATTAGAGTGTAAAAAATTAGTATATCCTAAGTATACTGGTAGTTTAGTTACACCACCTTATTGTTATGTTAGATTTGGTGCTATGATTAACATTACCGCTATTGTAAACTCAGTGAGTATTGAATGGGGTGGTGCGGCTGGTACTATCTTAGGCGATACACTTGATAGTGAGTCTTTAGGTGGTAATAGTTCTCCTACATATTCTGATGTTCAAATAAGTTTTAGTTTTACAGAGATTAGGGCAAGGTCATTAATGCAAGCTGATAATGTGTTTGATGAAGGGCCTGTTAGGTAGGTGTGTTAATGAATAAGCCGTCATTAATTAAGACTGAGATAACACAATCTTTTACAAGTAGACAAGATAAGATATCTAGATATTCTAACTTGAAGAGGTTAGTAAATTTAGATGGGAATACGTACATTGAGACACCTAATAAGATAGAGATTAGGGAAAGTAATAGGGACATATATTATTCAGTAGAAAAGGGTTATGAGAATAGACTAGATTTAATATCTAATAAATTCTATGGTACACCTTTGATGTATTGGGCGATTGCTGTTATGAATCGGATTGATAATCCTTTGGACATACCCGCTGGTGTTGTTCTTAGAATACCCGCTATTGAGTCAATATATGAAACAGGTGCTATTCAGATATGAGTGAGTTTAAAGAGAGTCAAATAACAAGGGATTTGAGTGGGCATCAACCTCTTTATGCTTTTATTGATTTAACTATAGATGGTCATAATATATCATACTTTGGTAATAAGGATTATAATGAATCTGTTATCAGTTTGAACGTAGAACGTAAAGGCAAGTCTAATCAAGACTTGTCTGGTTCTACTTTTGATATTGAATTGTATGATGATACAGCTTTACGCATTGAAGAGTTATTAGCTAATGCTATTCCTGTGGGTAAAAATTGGAAAACAGCTAAACAGTTAAAAGATACAGGGAATGCTGTTACTAAAGGTAATATAGAGTGGAAACAGTCTGAAGATAAAAAGAAAGACGAAGAGGCTGAAAAGTCAAATACCTATACAAAAGAAGATGAGAAAAAAGATAAAGAACATAAAGCTGGTACTAATAAGAATGTTAAGGCTAAACAAGAGGGGAATGTAAGATGTCGGTATGGTTGGTGTAATAGGAAAGGTCAAGTAATTGAAGATATTTCTTTGATTGGCAAGGCTTTGAAATATACATTAAACTTTGAGGGGCCAGCATTAACATTGACATTAAATTGTGTAGCTGAGGCTGATGTTACTTCCACACAGAAGTTAAACATGACATTTGATGTTGCTACTTATGGTGGTAAGCCGTCTGAGATTGTACGAGCAATGTGTCAAAAAGCTGGTATTGAGATTGGACGTATTGTAGAAACAAAACCTATCTTAGGTGAGGATGGTAAGCCTAAAGAGTTCAAGACTGAGACTAAGAATATGAGGGAATTTATTTCAGATGAGTTATTAGAGAAGTCTGAACCTTTAGATTCTGATAAGCCTGGCTATAGGTATTTTACACAAGTTGTTGATGGTGTAGAGAAAGCATACTTTGTTCCTAATGAGATGTATGGTGATATGACTGTTGTTACATATAAGAAGATGGAAGAAAATACAACTTCTACATCTACAACAACTGCTAATGCACAGGGAAATACAAGTGGTGATGCTTATTTAAAAGTAATGGGTGTATCTACTCCTGTTTTAGGAAGCAATAATTCTAGTAGCATTAGTGTTACAGGTAGTGGTAAAGTTATCTTTGTTGGTGATGTTAGGGTTAAAGATTTAAGTGAGTCAGTTCCTAGCAATAAAGATATAGCATATGTGTATGATATCAATGCTAATTATAGATGGCTAAGGGATAACATAGATAAGATTAAATCATTATCTACTTTAGGTAGTGGGGTTTATATAATGTTAGGTCTTAATGACTTAGATAATATCATTAATTATGTTGAGTATTATAATCAGTTAGCAAAAGAGTTTGAGAGCATTGGTGTTCAATTCTTTGTAGTATCTGTACTACCTGTGTTCATGGCTAAATCTACTATTAAGAATAGTAAGATTTTTGCATTTAATCGTGCCATAAAGCAGAATAAGTGTAGGGAGTTGCACTATGTTGATATCTATAATTCAATACTTTTATCTTTGAAAAGTAATAATACTAAGTCTGATGGCATTTCTTATAACAAACGATTAATGCAAGATGTGTATAGTCGGATTGTATATTATAAAGATATACAAGTAGAGACGGTTGGCAATAGAGATATTGCTAATAAAGGTAGAGTTATTAATGGTATAGAGTTTACTACGCATAGCGTCCCAGATATGTTAAGTCGCTCTGCTTATCAAGGTAATATTTCAGATGATGAAATGCTTGGTAATGATTTCTTAGAAGATACAATCACAAAATACTTAGCTGTTGCTATTGCTGAGGCTGATAATAGTGATATTGCTGAGTTAATTTCTGAGTTAAAACAGTATGAGTCTTATCTCATTTCTGATAGAGATAACACATTACATCATAATATTTTGGGGTTAGATTTAAATAAAACAGTTTCTACTGCATTAGTTTTAAAAGAAAAGCCAGACATTAATAATATTACTAAGGCTTTTCTTAGAGTTATTGGTAAAGATAAGATATCAGATGACGTTACTAAATATGTGGATTTAGTGAATAATTTCACTGGTAGTGTTAAGGGTGATAAAAAGTCAATAG